GACTGGAGTTCAGACGTGTGCTCTTCCGATCTGTATATAGCCAGGGATATTTTGCCGAACTATCAAAAGACAAGCTATCAAGAATGGTCATCCGTAAAATAGGGAATAAGTGGATCAAGAACCAAAGGGTTGTCGTGCAAGTGATAGATTATTGCGCGGATTTAGGGCTTTTTGATAAGGCCCTCCTTGCGCAGAATGTTATCACCTCTGAAGGGATTCAAAGACGTTATCACAAGATAGCAGTGAAACTGATGAAGAGACAGCTTTATAGTGAAAAGTATTGGCTCCTCGAAAAAGAGGAAAAAGAGGAGCCTTTATTAAATTCACCCCAAAATCGAATTTCTTCGGAAGAAAATCAAATTGATTCCGCAGTTATTCCAAATTCTTCGGAAGAAAGTCATATAAAAGAAAAGGAAACTAAAAGAAATAATATAAATACGGCTCCGCCGGTTAAACCATTTGATAACCCAGAGCTTGAAAAGGCTTTCCAATTCTTTCTCTTATGTAGGAGACAGAACGGGAAAGTCATTAACGAAGAGCAGGTTCGGCTTCTACGGGAAGAACTGTGTGCATCTGGGGAAGATGACAAGAGCAGGCTGGCTGTGGCAAAAAAAGCGGCGGCAGATGGATGGACAGGTTTCCATGCATTGAGGATGCCGAGAAGAAAAGCGGAGCCAAAGAAAAAGGCTGGATTTAACAATTTCCAGGGACGCAGCTATGATGTTGGCAAGCTGGAGACTCAATTATTGAACAGCCAGAAGGGAGGGGAAGACCATGAGCAGCCGAAATAAAGAGATGCAGGCCAGGACGGAGGGTATGGCCTATGCCTTCCGGATCGCAAAGGAGAAAGGGATTGAGGAACTGGAAAATGAGATCAAGTTCAGGAACTTGACCGGGATATCGCTTAATGTATCCCGGAAGGACCTGAATACGGCAAGCGAGCGAATCAAGAGTATGACACTTGATACATTTACGATACTGACCGTAGCAGTGCTACATGATGAGTTCGGCTTCGGGGAGATACGATGCCAACGTTTCCTGGACCGGATGAATCAGAAAGCGGAGTGTATGATAGATAATTTCTGCACTTGGGATGATTACATTCAGACAATAAAAGAAGAATTAAATCTTGAACTGCAGATACGGTGGAATAAGTAGTGACAGTTTTGGAATATCTGGAGAGGAGAAAGATAGATGGTAAGAAACGGATCGGGTTGCCCGGACCCTACATACGATCAGGCATTACCAGCGATCAGGCGGGAGGAAAAATCATGAGGAGATATTTTGAGTTAATTGGAAAACGGCTAGTAGCTCAGTTGTCAATAGTGGACGGTAGTCCGGCTGAAAAAGCACCATCAGACAAGTTCGAGGAATACTTCCACTGTGAAGTTAGAGAAATTGGACGGATTGAATATGAGCGGTTAGCGGAGGAATACACCAAATGATGGATGACAGAGAGCGGAGGATCACAGACCTCCAGCGCTACCTGGATGGCTGGCGGCGGCGCTGGCACAAGCAGCATAAAACACAAGAAATCAAAGCCAAGAAGAGGAGGGAATCCGATGAAGATAAGTGTAACAACATAAGGTAAAAGTGTAGCAATAGACATGGATCAGGTAATAGCCGAGAAGGTATTTAAGGCAATTGTACTTCAGCTCCTGCAGGTGAGTGGATTGGAAGGTGATCGGTCTGTTCCTGCCACGGGCGAACTGCCGCCGGTTAAAATACAGCCGAAATCAAGTATTGTACAGGAGGACGATGAAACTGTGGACAAGCCGTATAAAAAGCTGGATGGACTGCATCAGTATAAAGGATTTTTGTATGTAAAATGCCCAGAATGTGGGAACATCAAAGGATTTTGCACGAAAAAACCTATGGAAGGGTTCCACTGCTTTGAGTGTGGGACAGATATACCCTTTACGGACAAGTTTGTGCCGCTGTATGTAAATTGCCAATGTGGGCGTGGTTTTAAGTATATGACCAATATGGCAGATAACATGTTTGACATTAACTGCGTAGAGTGCGGTGCTCCCGTGGCCGTGCAATATAATGCCAGGAAAAAGCTTTATGAGACGATAAGGGAGGACGAACAGTGAAAAACAACGAAGGCTATCCAGACCCGACGGCCAGCAAGGCGATCCATGAGGCGGACAAGCTGCCCAAACATATTATGGACGTGGTACATACGCTCAAGCTGGTTGCGGGGATGGTGGGGTTGAGGATTAAAAGTGTAGAGCTGGAGGACCGGAAGAGCGGGAAACGGTACTGGTATGGGAGGTGATGCCAATGGATGCAATGAAGTGTGATAGATGCGGTAGTTATTTTGACAGCAATAAATTAAAGATTAAAGGAGGCAGTTGCAGCGGCGAATCATTTGGGCGCATAAGTGTAAGAGGAGAGCATAATCACTGCTGTGACTATGATCTGTGTGATGATTGTGTCAAACAGTTTTTTGATTTTATGCACGACACAAGCAAGATAGTGGGAGGCGAATCCGATATATGACTGAACGAGAGCTGAAACAGATAGGCATAAATAATCGTAAGCTTGTACAGCTAAAGGCCAAATACGAGGATTTATGCAGCTCATACGGTATTTCTGCTGTGCAGTCCGATGGAATGCCTCATGGGATGGGTGGAACTCAATCCGGTATGGCTACAGTGGAAGAAAAAGTAGATTTAGAACGTATGATATCAGCGTTACGGAAGGAAAACCGGAATCTGATTGAGAAAGCCTGCGATTATATCAAGACTATCCCGGATGGATACATAAAAGCTGTACTGTCTTACCGGTATATACATTGTTTCGATATCGTGGAGACGGCGGCAGTGGTAAGGCTTTCCATGTGGGAATGCGAACAGATTTGCAAGGTACATTTCAATAATGTGTTCTAGCCGATATATTTGTTATAAAACGCTTGACATTCTGTGGGGATTGACTTAAAATATGAAACATAGAAGTATATAAAAAAGTATCCTCCGTTTGAAAGTGCGGCTGCGGGGTGTCACAGCTCCGCGGCTGATTTGCCGGTTCCAGGTAATCCAGCAGGTTTGCCCCATTAGTGGGAAACATAGCATGGATGCCGGGACGTAACCGTATGTCCCAGGTCTGGGATAAAGAAATGGTCGTTGAATAAAATGACTGGTAGTACAGTGGTGTAATGGTAGCACAACGTTGATGGCGGTTCGACCCCGGCCTGTACTATAGCTTATCTGCCGCCGGATCACCGGAGAGGCAGGGAGTACGACGGCATAATGTACACTGAGTGCTGCGTGGCCTCCAGGATTATCCCCTGGGGTAAGCAATAGAGGGCGTCTGGTCAGATAACTGGCTGGGCGCTTTTGTTATAGGCATATAGCTCAGAGGTAGAGCGCCGAGAAAGAAAAAGAACACCTGGTTAGCGAGGATGCTGGCTGGGTGTTTTTACGTACTGAAAAGAGGTGAGATCATGGGAAAGAGATTAAGATTTAAAACACCGGAAGAGTTGGCAGAGACATGGGAAGCATATAAAGCGGATTGTGACAATCAGATGGTCCTCACCCATGACTTCTCTTCCAAAAACAGCGAGTTTGTAAGTAAGGAACTACGGCGTAGTATTACATATACGATTGAGGGATTTTGTGTATTTGCAAAGATTCCAAGGTCGGCGTTTTATGATACTTATGAGAAAAAGAAAGGCTATTCGGACATCGTAACGCGCATGAGGGAAGAATGTGAAGTTGACGCCCGTAAGAAATTTGAGCTGCAGGTAATACCCTCTCAGCTTGCGGGCCTATGGATGAGCAAGTACGGATATACCACGAAGCAGGATACCAACATCTCCGGCAGCTTAGACACCGAGAAAACGAAGCTGGACGACCTGATCCAGCAGATGCGTGGGGGGTGATTTTCCTTTGAGTGACGAAAGACTAATGTTATCTGATAAATACAAGGCGTTTTTAAAATGCGAGGCGCCGGTCGAGTTTCTTGAAGGAACTTAACAACGGCTGCGGGCAAAACTACAGTAGGATTGTTTAAATTTATGCTGAAAGTGGCGGAATCGCCTAAAAAACTCCATATCCTTGCAGCAGACGATACAGGGGCAGCCGAGAAGAATATTATCCAGAAAGACCTTGGAATCCTGGATGATTTCGGGGTATTGGTGGAATACAAGGGCAACGGATCCGGTGAGTATAAGATGCCGCATCTCCTGTTTCACACGTCTGCTGGAGACAAAATAGTATTTGTCGTTGGTTACGGCAACAAGAGCAAGTGGAAAGATGCTCTGGGCGGACAGTACGGCTGTCTGTACATTGATGAGATTAACACGGCGGATATTGAGTTTGTCCGTGAGGCTGCCATGAGGTCTGATTATCTGATGGCAACACTTAATCCGGATGACCCCGGACTGGATGTGTACAAGGAGTATATCAACTGTTCCAGGCCGCTCCCTGAGTGGGGGGATGATACCCCACAGGAAATTAAAGACGAGCTAAAAGAAGAACCAAAACCCGGTTGGGTACATTGGTTCTTTTCTTTTGCTGATAACGCAGGGTTACCAAAAACAATGCTGGACAGGATTATGGCCAATACGCCGAAGGGCACCAAAATCTGGAAGAACAAAATCCAGGGTCTGCGTGGTAAGGCAACTGGTCTGATATTCCCCAACTTTGACCGAAAGAAGCATGTGGTGTCTGCATCCTGGCTAAAACAGCAGATCAAGGCCGGGAGTATAAGGTTCAAAAAGTTCACGGCCGGTCTAGATACATCCTATTCCAGTAAGTCCCCAGATACAATCTCAATGATATTCCAGGGCATTACAGAGGACAGAGTATTATATACCCTTGCTGAGAAGGTGTATAACAATGCCAATCTGGATGTGCCACTGGCCCCCAGTGATACAGCTATCCGCTTCATTGGATTCCTCAATCAATGTAAAGATGATTGGGGATTCGCAAAAAATGTTTTCGTCGATTGTGCGGACCAGGCAACCATCACGGAGCTGCGTAAATTTAAGCGTCTGTATGGCTGCCTTTACAATTTCGTAGACAGCTACAAAAGCGTTGTGATCATTGACCGCATCAATCTGCAATTGGGGTGGATACAGCAGGGCAGCTATTATGTGGTTGACACCTGCATGGAGCATCTATCCGAACTGGAACGGTATAGCTGGGATGATGAGAAAGATGTGCCTGAGGACCGGAATGACCATACGATCAATGCTAACCAGTATGCATGGATTCCGTACAGAGATATGATTGGATTCGAGGAGGCAGAAAGATGACAAGATTTGAATTATTACAGAAAGTCAACGGAGTCAAGGAATATTCGAGGCTTGTGTTTGAAATGGCAAGAAAAGCGGATTCAGCAGACGGACTGGCGGTGGAATTATCAAGTGAAATTCCTGAAGATGGGCTACAAACGATTAAGTCCGTAGCCCCAAAAGGTGTCTATCCATTGTCTTTAGACGGAATACAGTAGTGGCAGCCATTCGGGTTGTATGTATGCTCTACTAATACGGCGTGGACTTGGGCTTCGTCATAGTGCAGGCCTGTACTTAGATTATAGGAGTTTTATCAAGTAATAACAATAGGAGGCAAAGAAATGAGGTGGGTACAAAAATTGAATGAAAGCATTAAGCGCGGCCTCAGAAGCTGGTTAAATGTAGTTCCTGCAAACCCGTACAGTATTCAGATAAATGAGGTATTGGACTTTGAGACCAATGCTATCCGTAATCGGATTTGGTACAGGGGAGATAGCAATGAGCTGGAGCAGATGTACCAGCAGAATCCAGAGTATGCGGACAAGTTTAAGTTCTGGGCATGTAAGTGCAGCCCTGGGATGGAAATGCGTAAGATCCATACCGGATTGCCGGGACTGATCGTGCGCATACTATCCTCGGTTGTGCTGGCGGATATGAATGATTTTGAGTTCGAGGACGCCAAGCAGGAACGGCTCTGGACGGAAATAGAAGCGGACAATAAATTTACAAAGAAAATGGAAAAGGCCCTGAAAGAAGTGCTGTACATCGGGGACGGGGCTTTTAAAGTCACGATAGACACACAGGTAAGTGAGTATCCTATCTTGGAATGGTATCCGGGAGAACAGATAGAGATAGTCAGACGCCGGGACAGGATAAGTGAGGTGATATTTAAAACTCCTTACAAGGACCAAGGCAGGATGTATGTCCTCAATGAGCGCTATGGATACGGATACATCATCAATGAGTTGTACCTGCATGATAAGCTGGTTGATATCAAGTCAATCCCGGC